CTACCCAGCGCCACGTAAAGCTCTGATGGGGAAGGTTGCAGCCCTACCAGAATTAGTTTTATCTGTGGCGCTGGATAGCACCGCTAATGTTTATCGTGTTGCGATTGTGAAGAATCGCCATGGTAAAGCAGACCCTAATGCTGAAGAGTATGTCACGCTTGCAGCGGAAGCTAGCAAGATGATTCTCTACAACTCATCTTCTGATTTATTCAGAGCAAGGACAATGAGTCAATGGAAATAACTAAGTCAAGTTTTGATTTAGATTTTGCCTATGGTAAAGAAGGCGAGAATCTAGTCGAGCAACTAATGACCAACGGTAGAACTGTTGAGGTTAAGCGCGACCGCAAGTGGCATCAAACTGGAAATGTTTACATCGAAGTTGAATGCTGGTATCTTAAATCTCAATCTTGGGAACCGTCTGGTCTATCAGTAACGCAAGCTGATTACTGGGCATTCGTATTAGAAGACATGGTAATCATGCTTCCAACCGATAGCCTAAGATATGCAGTTAAGAATTTCGGTCACGAAATTACTTGTGATATTCCCCCGAATAAAAGCAAGGGTTATTTAATTACAGTTGAAAACTTGTTGGCAACAACTAAGTTATTAAGAAAGGTAGGGAGTAATGAAGTTTCCAGACCTATCAAGGGGAATGTGTAGACAGGTAGGAGTATCTTTCTTCTTTCCAGAAGATGGAGAACGAGGTAATGGTGCTACGACTTACGAACTCGCAAGAACAATCTGTTCGGGCTGTACTGTTAGGGCTGAATGTTTGGAGTGGGCTCTTCGCCATGAACTATATGGAATGTGGGGAGGAAAGTCCCCATTCGAAAGACAACAAATCAGAAAGAAACGAAAGATAAACCTAAGGGAAATACTGGTAAAGGATTACGTATGAAAACATTTAAGAGTACGCATACCAAGTTTGCTATGTTTTATTTTGCATTTGGTTACAACCTAAAAAGATTTGCTATTGGATTTTCTATAGATAGATATTCAGTTAGCTTAGATATCGGACCTTTCTGGTTTAGCATTGAGCGATAATGACAACACCAGCCAAGCGCAAGGGTTCTCAGTACGAACGTGATGTAGTTAAATGGTTAATATCTATGGGCTACCCATGTGCGGAGCGAGCCTATGGCGCTGGTCGTCATGATGATGTCGGAGACATTGATGGTATTGACGGCGTGGTAATTGAATGTAAGAACGAAAAGAAGTTTAATATCCCTGGTTATCTAAAAGAACTAGAGGATGAAATGATTCATGCGGATGCAGAAACAGGAGTTGTGCTAATTAAAAAGCGTGGCACATCTAATATCTCAGAGTCATATGCAGTTATGACTGCGGAACTCTGGGTCAATCTGCTTAAACAGGCAGGTTACAATGGACATCAGTGAAGCGGTGAAAGAGTTTCACAAAATGAAAAGAGGTAACTATGCGGTTAGCGATAGTGATGATAGCTGGATTGGTAGTGCCATTGGCAACGCCAGCCCAAGCTTACTCTCCGCTATTGACAGTCGATATGCGACTGTCGGTGATAGCCGACAAGGAGCAACGAATCGAATTGGCGATAGCGCAAATCACGACCGACAAACAACAGGCTCGATGCGCGAAGAAGATTGCGTACAAGGAGAGCCGATACAACGAAGACTCCTACAACAAGAAGTCAGGAGCTCGTGGAGCATGGCAATTACTGTGGGCAAAACCCGATTGGTCATTGCTGAAACAAACACACGAAGCACACAAGTATGTGCTACATCGTTATGATACTTGGTGCAATGCGTACAGGTTTCACCAGGAAAGGAATTGGTATTAACAAATGAATCAGCCTGAATTCCTACAAGCAGTCTTTAGTCATTACGGATTGGACTTACCACTCGGTGGTGAGAAGTCTATCCTTTGCCCTGTACATGATGACTCTCGCAGGTCTGCTTCAGTGAATTCAGATAAGGGTGTCTGGGTATGTTATGCATGCAATGGACGTGGTTCTGGTATACAGATAATCATGGCTCGTGAAAACTTAACATACCCAGAGGCTCGTAAATGGGCAGAGAAAAATATAGGTAAAGAATCTAAGAACCCTGGTCCAACTAAAGGTCGCAAGACTAAAAGCCGTTGGACTCCACCTAGATTGAGAGCCTCACTGTGACAACTATTATTGGTATACAAGATGCAGACGGCTGCTTGATTGCAGCCGATAGTAGAACTACAACTGAGAAGGGTAGACCCTACTCACACCCAATCGTTACTAAGATTACTAAGCGTGGTAAATTTATTATTGCTGGTGCTGGAACTACACAACCTTGTGACATTGTTCAACATATATGGAAACCACCAGCCATACCAGCTAACATCAAAGACACTTATCACTTTATGATTACAACTGTAATCCCTAGTATGCGTGACTGTCTTCGGGACAATGGCTTTGTCCATGATGAGAAGGCAGATGAATATGAGTTCTTATTTTTAATGGCTGTGAATGGAACCATCTATGAAGTAGATGATACATACTCAGTCTTCTTACGCGACGATGGTATCTATGGCTTAGGTTCAGGGTCATCCTACGCCATAGGTGCTCTCGCATCTGGTGCTAACTGGAAGAAGGCGCTGCAGATTGCAGCGAAGAACGATGTGTATACTGCTCCTCCTTTCGTAGTACATAGGCAGGAGAAGAAGTGAAACCCAATCAAAAGCTAATCGACCTCTGGACTAAAGCTGCTAACACTTATCATGCATCTCTTGCTGGTTCACCAGCCGAGGCATACCTTGAGAAGCGTGGCGTATTAGACGGAGCCGAGAAGTTTATGTTGGGTTATGTAGAAGAGCCAGCGCCTGGTCATGAAGATAGATTACGAAATCATTTGTCTATCCCATACATAACTGAAGCTGGTGTAGTTGGATTTAAGTTCCGTCGCATTGACGATGGTGACCCTAAGTACATGATTCCCACAGGACAGAAGCACCACCTATATAACGTAAGCGCCATTGTTCATGCAGTTCGTGAGGTGCTGATTGTCGAAGGAGAAATAGATGCAATTACTGCCACACTTGCTGGACATCCTGCTGTTGCTGTTGCAGGAGTTAACGCTTGGAAGCCTCACTTTGCTCGTTGCTTTGATGGGATAGGCAGAGTCATCATTGCAACAGACAATGATGTTAAAGAGGATGGCTCTAACCCAGGACAAGAGTTAGCTCGGCGATTGCAAGATGCGATACCTCAAGCCGTCCGCGTGTCGTTACCCCCAGATTCAGATATCAATAGTATAATTGTGGACCAAGGAGCTCAAGCGTTAACTAAATTGATTAGCGCATTAGATGAATAGGAGCTCCGTTGGCAGACGATACAACCATCCTCAAGTTTGAAGAGGATGCTCAAAAAATTTATGATGAACTCTTAGCTATTCTGGTTAAGAAACAAATCGACTACGGTCCATACAACATCTGGCATGCACCAGGTGGCGCAACCAATGGGCTGATGGTACGTATATCAGACAAGCTTGAACGCTTAAAGAATCTGATATACAGAAAGATAGAACCAAATCACGAATCCATTGAAGATTCGTTTGTTGATTTGGCTAACTACGCCATCATTGCACTCATGGTTGAGCGAGGAGTATGGGCTAAGTATGCCGAGAAACAGAAATAAAACTTACGAAGAGCAGCGCATATCGCGCATCCGTATGTATGGCATAAGTGTTGCCGACTACGAACGAATGCTTCAATCTCAAAATGGTGGCTGCTTCATTTGCGGTAAGCAACCAGCAACCAATCGCGCCCTTGATATAGACCACGACCATGCCACTGGCACGGTTCGTGGCTTGCTATGCTCGACCCACAATCGAGCTCTTGGTTTAATGAATGATGACATAAGTTTATTGCTTAAGTCGATTAAGTATTTGGTTAGGGCAAAATGGTTGAACTATATAAAACCGATACTATCTGGCAAGTAGTTAATGAGATAACCTCATCTATTGCATGGGGTATATCAAAGAAGTATCACAGATTTGTTGAGCTTGACGATGTCAAGCAAGCTATGAATGAGTATGCATGGAAGCGTAAAGATAAGGTAGCCGAGTATCTAATGCGTGAAGATGAAGACGAACGCAGGATGGGATACAAGGCTTTCTCTACATTCATTCGTAGGGCAGGCGAGCGATACGCTCGCAAGGAAAAGTCAAGAGCTCTTGGCTATGAACTTGGTGATGAATACTTCTATCGCTTGGCAATGATTGAAACTTTGATTAAAGTCCTTGGCTCTGATGATGCTCACCTGTCTAACCAAGTGATGGACCCAGATGTTCACGGTGTAAAAGCTAAGCGTCAAGCCAGTGAAGGTAACAACTTACTTGCTATGCTTGCCGATGTGGATAGAGCCATGAAGAAACTAGATAAGCGAACAAGCATGATACTTAAAAGTAAATATGCAGCTGACCTGTCTCTTGCAGATATAGCCAAAGAGTGGGACATCTCGCCACAAAGAGTTGAACAAATCATCAACAAAGGACTAAGAGATATAACTGAATATCTCGGAGGAGCGACACCATACTAATGAATAAGAAACCATTCTGGAAGAAAGCTAATCCAAAGAAGAAGTCAACTCCGTTGACACCTGAACAGAAAGCTCAGGCTCGTGCTCGTGCTAAAGCTGCTGGTCGTCCGTATCCAAATCTAATTGACAACGCAGCAGTTGCTCGGAAGAAAAAAGGAAATGCCTAGATTTGATTTCAAATGTTCAACATGCGAGACAGTAGTTGAACTGATAGTTATAGACAATCCATTTCCTAAATGCGATGAGTGCGGTAACCAACTAACAAAAGTTTACACACCACCTGCCATACATTTCAAAGGCGGAGGATGGGGAGGCAATCACAATGGGTAAGTCTGGCAATCCAGCCGTAAGAGCTGAACAAGTGAAGGCTGTTAATAGCTCATCTAATAATCAGATAATGGTTACATGGTGTGACAATGGAACAGTTGATGGTAAGTTCATGGAAGGGATTGTCTATACGCTGTTAACTGCGGGTCTTCCTATTACTAGCGCACAACGTGTGCAAGGTAATCAGATAGGCAGACAGAGACAGACTGCGTTTGATACTTGGCATACTAAGACTAACTTCGATTGGATTCTTTGGGTTGATAGTGACATCGTATTAACGAACGAAGCTTTGAAACTGGTATGGGATTCTGCTCATCCAGTTGACAGACCAGTTGTATCAGGAACTTACTTCATCTCTAAGCAGATGGAGAATTCAATCATGCAGCCATATGCTGCAGCATTCATGGCACATCCAGATGATAAGTACACGATGTCATACATCCATCCTCTGCCATTCAATCAGTTAATCAAGGCAGACTACGCTGGGTTTGGATTCCTTCTTATGCATAGGTCAGTTGCTGACAAGATGCGTCAGCATCATGGTGACATCTCATTCTTTATCGAGTCGATGGATAGTGCTAACCAGTCTAAAGATACTTTCATTGGGGAAGATATTCAGTTCTTTATGAAGATGAAAGAGGCAGGGATTCCGCTTCACATACATACAGGTGCGACAGTTAAACACATGAAGCGATTCTCATTTGATGAAGAGTTCTATAAGTTGTATTGGATTACGATGGCTAACTCCATGCAGGCGCAAGAGCGAGCAGAAAAAAAGGCGGAGGGATAAACCCTCCGCCTTTAGTTGTTTCTAGTTCAAGCTAATGCTGGAGAAGAATTCTCTCCGAGCTTGGTCTGCACTCTTGCATAGGTAATACATATCTTCTTCACCTCGATGCTTGCCATACTTATAGGCAATCACTGCGGTGATTGTTATTGCTAGTGCAACTAACATTACTTACCTCCAATCCGTTCGATGAGTTTATCTGGTTGTTCAAGATGGACAACCACTGCTTTACCAGTGCCATCTTTATCAGCAGCAGATAAGTTCTTAACGAACTTCTCCGCTTGTAGTTTGGTACTGAACTCACCCCACGCTTGGACTGGAGCCCAAGACGCTAACTGTGCTACGAGGATGTAGGAGTCACGCTTACCTCTGGATTCATCCAGAGCTTCGATGATTTCCTGTGCCAACTCCGCAGCACTTTCGGAGTTTGTATTGTCAGGGTCAAGCAAGTTAGATACTAACTTGATTTCAGTTGGACGTGGGCGTGGCATCAGTATTCCTTCATACACTGCACGTAGTTTTGATGCTGTGCTAGTGCTTCACGTGCCTCGATTTCTGTTCGTCGCTCTATCTCTGCATTGCAGTAAGCACAGATAAGAGTGACACTTGTTTGTATTATCATGCTTCCTCCTTTACTTCATGCTCTCGGTAATAGAGTTCACATACCTCGCCGTCAATCTCGTGGTACATGATGTGTGCGCCTGCCATGAATTGGCATTCTTCAAAGTCATCGCCTTGACCTGCCGTGTCATGGTATCCGCAATACCAAGTCCATCCGCCGATAGCTCGTAGAACTATGTCTACGGATGGCTTGGTTGTTAGCGTGTTGTTATCTTGTAGTTTCCCCATCATCATCCTCCTCTGGGGCATACATGATTACATCTGTAATCATTGCTTCAGTGTCTTCATGCAGTGGCTGCTCAATTAGAGCAGGTTCATTGTTCTTTTGTGAGTAGATATGTAGGTAGTCAAGCGCCTTGAGTATGTACTGCGCCACCCTTGGTGTGAGTGGCGGTTGCACATACGGTTGGTCTAACTTGTCCACATATTTTTGCAGTGGGTTTGTCATGCTACCTCCTGTGTTACTAGGTCAAGAGCTCTGCTCTTGAGTCGGTCATACTTGCCAGCGATTACTCGCTCTGCACGAGTAGCCTCTGACTTGTGTGAGTTCCAGTCGAGATACTCGACGATTGCTTGGAACGCACCGAACGCAGTCCCTCGGATGTTCTCTTGTGAGGAACTGTTGCGGTAGATATTCAGTGCAGTGTTGCGAGAATCAACTATGCGGTTGTATGTTCGTCGCTCACCTGTTGAGAGTTTGGCATATGGTGTCTTCTCTATTAGAGAAGGCATGGTCCACATCTCCTTGAATATCTTCTGAACTTGGTCATCTGTTACCGATACATTGAGTAACTTGTCAGCAACAAGTTCGTATGTCTCGATGCCAGTGTAGATTACTTGCAACATGCTACGCATTTGCTCCACGTTGAGTCGAGCATTGGTTGTGTGGTGCAAGGAATACTTGCAGTTCTTGCGGAAGATTCCACTGATTTGATTCGAGCAGAAGAGTCGATTGACCAGTGGTGTTACACCTAGTGAGCACGAACCATCGTGTGATGTTCGAGCTAGTAGGTATGCAGCGTGTGGGTCGTTGGCAATCTTGACCTCACGAGGTAGTTCGAGAAGCATCCAGACTTGAGCACCATCTCGCAGTTCACCTGCATTTGCATATCGTGCTTCGCCTGAATCAACTAGTGAATCCAGTGCGGAGAACATCTCTCCATTCTGGAACACCTTATAGCGTGAGCCAACAGTTCCTAGAACTGATTGGCTACCATCCTTGTTAGTGCGGATAGTTCCGAAGGTATCTGGAACTTGGAGTCTACTGACTCCATCATCACTGACGGAGATAGCCTCCAGTTCAGCGAGAGATACATGCCAGTCAAGACCTGCTTGCTGCGCTGCATCTTGTGCGGATGTTGCGGTTACTGCTGAGCCAGCAATACTTGCTGACATTCTGCGTGTGGTTGTCATTTGTTTCCTTTCGATTGTTGGTTGGATGGGTGGAAGTATCTCACGAGCGATTGTCAAAGTCAACAATTGCTTGGGAGAGTTGGTCATAATAATGACCCATGCTGGTGCGTAGCTCGCCAGTCTCTGACCAGTAAGCCCACCATGTAACGAACGGATGAAGGGGAGATTCATCTGCCCATAGGCAGAGGACTATCCATCCATCGCCTATAGTTTTCTTGATGTCGAGGATGACTGCGCCATTAGCGCAGGCATCACCTCGCCTCGGTGTTGATTTGATTGCGGTAGTCATGTGCTTCCTTTCTATTGCTCTTCGACGCTGAGAACGTTGGTGTCCTCGACGTATACTTCGGATACCTCTGCATCGCCATCGTAATAGATGTCTGAATCAGAGACTTCTAGTGCGATTGAATCAGCGATTGACTGTGCATCATCAGGTCTTGCCTTGTAATCCACAGTGACACACACCTTGAACTCAACCATTGCTTGGTATTCCTTTAGGAATGAGAGTCCATTACCGAATACGGATTCAAGTATCTCGCTCAGCTCTGCATAAGTGAGCGTGTCATCCTCGTTGTATTCGTTTGATTCGATTGTGTCGTTGATGGTTGTGAATAGATTGCGAACAAGTTCACGTTGCTTCGTAATCGTGTCACGCAATGTGTTGACTTGTGCTTCCAGTGTTGGAATGCGAACATGAACTGGCTCTTCAAGGTCTACTACCTTGTAGAGTTTGAACGTGTTGGCATTTGTTTCAGGGTTGATGTGACGCAATGCTACGAGAGCATTAGGGTTATACATCTCCTCGGTTACCTCGTTTGCTGGAGGCACATAGTCGGTGATGGTTGCTGCGATTGGTGTTTCCATTTGGTGTTGCTCCTTTCGGTTAGGGTTGGCTACTAATAAGCACATCTAAAGATGTGCTATAAAGAATCAGGCACGTCTTCTACACGTGTCATTAGATGATTGTTGATTAGGTATTCGAGGACTAGTTCGTCCAGTATTTCGTAGTCAATTCCATAGAAATTGCTGCCGAAATTTATAGTCCAGTTGTCAGCGAGTATGCGTTCGAACGCATCTTCCTTAGTGGATGTGGCTACCAGTTCATACTCTTCTGGTCGCATGTAATACATGTCGAGCGTGTGCCAGATAGCAAGGTCGAACATGGATGAACGCCTTACATCATGGTTGTAGATAGATAGTTGCCTATCTATTTCCTTGATTAGTTCTATTGGTTTCATTGCTACTCCTATCTCTTTGAGATACTGAATCGAATGTCGGACTTACCATCTACGCATAGACGGCATACCGCACACGCTCCACCCTTTTCGGAGATGAGTGGGATGCGCTTGAGTTGTTCGGGACATGAAGCGCCTGGCTTGCCAGTTGCTTCGAGCATCGCTGACTTAGCGTCGGCGAATGTGTCTGCTAGATACGCCACCTTCACACCTTCT